CAATTATACCATTTACATTACCAGTTACATTACCATTTACATTACCAGTTACATTACCAGTTACATTACCATTTAAATTACCAGTTACATTACCAGTCAAGCTTCCTGTTATTGTACTTGTGACATTAAGAGTTGATCCAATATAAACTTTCTTAGCAACAGCAAGTCCTCCGGCAACTGTAACAGCACCTGTTGTGGTGTTTGTAGCTTCTGTAGTGTTTGTCATAGCTACAATTCCTGTAACACCTAAAGTACTATTTAATAAAACAGCACCTACAATTCTTCCTGTTCCATTAACGTCTAAACTATAAGAAGGGGTTACATCATTTATGCCAACTCTTGTATTAGCTTGATCTACAAATAAAGCAGATCCGCCTAAATTTATTCCAGCATTTAAAGTTCTTTCTGAAATTGTATCTGTTTTTAAGGTATTTTCTACAATTAAATTATAATCATCATCAAAAATACCAGAAGTTCTAACAGTAGTATCTAAAGCAGAAATTGTTGGATATGCGGAATAGGTAATTTTACAAACTACAACATCGGTATCAAGAACTACATAGGAAGATTCATCTTCATATTCAAAATCGATATAATTTTGTATTACATCATCCCATACATATCTCATGACTAATAGAGTATCTGAAGCAGATTGAGGTCCAGAAGTGTCATTACAAGTTAATTCCATTGAAGCACTTGTAGCTATATTTACTAATTTATCAGTACCTGAATTTATAGCTACCTGAAAAGGCTGTATTGTAATAGCATTATTTGTTCCAGGAACTACAGTCCCATCGGAAGTTATAGAAACTCCACCACCTTGATAGATACCGTGTTTTATAATACCCCGTAATAATTTATTAAATTCTTTCCCCTGTAATGGGTGTTTAAAATCATATGTTATGGTTTGGCTTCCTCTATCTGTTGAACTCATTCTCTATTCCCTCTTTTTTAAACTAAATTTATATTTAATTGAACACTACTATAAAACTTATCACTATAATTAACTTCTGGTATATGTGCATAATAAACACATCCACTTACAGTATTGACTAGCGCAAACTCTGTAAAAGTATCAAATTTTCCTGTCTTTGTTAATATCTTTCTTGCATTATATGCAGATGATCCTTGAGAAATAACTTGAAATTCACTAGCATCATAAGTAGCTATTAAATTTTGTACTCCAGTTACTACTACTCCGGATAATGTTTCATACTCTCCATTACCAAACTGTATTGTATTTATCCATCCTGAGGTGAGATCTCCTATTTGATGTTTTGATGTTACACAACCTGAAGTTGTTTCATCATAGTTATAATATAATTCTTCTGTAATAACCCCAGAAGTGGTTGTATCTATTGAAATTTTAGGCTCTAAATGTAAAACCTCAGTTCTTCTCTTGTTATGAAATAAGTCCTCATAATATGATTCTACAGTATTTGTGCTTATAAACTCATCAGCATTTTCTACATAATTAAAAGAATATTCTACAAGAATGTGTCTTGTAATAGTAGATAAAATTGTATTCTCATCTAAAGTTGTAGGGACAATTCCTGCACTTGGATCTAAATAAGCTATTGGTTGTCCTGTTGAAGCTGGAATTGAATATACAGGATTACCACCACTATAAAATAATATATTGTCAGCTTCTTGATCAAGTGTTGTTGCAGTATCTATTTCATTTGAAGAACTCCATGTTGTAAAAGGGTTTAAGGTAAGATCATTATTTAAAAAACAAGGATATGCGTTACCTGTTAGATCATAAATATTAAAAATATATTTATACCCTACGGAAGTTGTTCTGTTTAATATCCTAGGAACTATTGATAGTATTTGTTTTTTTAAATAGTCAGTAGTCGAGGTATAGCCATCCCTATAGTTTATATCATATCCAAGAAAGTTTCCAAAAGATAATATTTCAGCATCTGTCATATTTTCTAATTCAAACTGAGTTTTGATTATGTCTATTTTGTCAGCTTTTATTTCATTAAATACTGATTGTACAACTTCTATTAATTCTCCCCATCTACCTGTACGGATATTGGAGGGTATTAGTTTTTTAAAATCTATTCCCATTTCTATTCCTATGTGTAAGTCAATGTTGTGTCTATATAATTTGAATCTACATCCGTGATTTGTTTAAAAGTAGACAATCTTAAATTATTTTTTTGATCTCCGTTTCCATCTTGTGTTTTGTATGAAATATTTATATTATATGTATCAATACTCCCTGAAGATAAAGTATCTATAACAAAAGCAAAAGTATTATTAACAAAATCTAAACTAGTACCCGATAAATTATATCCATTATCCTCTAATATTACACCAGATAAATCATATCCTGCCCTTTCTATAGTTTGAACTTCACCACTTAATACATTTTCTACCCATATTTCAAAACTATCAGGTGACAAATATATTTGATCAACAATTCCAGAAGATGTAATATCACTAACTGCTATAGTTTGTGTGGGTGTACTATAAGTAAGATTTTTTTCTAAAGTATATATTTCTGTATTATGCCATGTGATATTACTTACGGCACTGATAACCCCATAAAAATCTGATTCATAAACATCTGTATTAAAATCAGTATTTAAAATACCATAATTTGTATCCAGAGCTGTCTTTATTGCTTGATCTACAACAGTTGTTTGTCCAGTAGATATCTTTCCATCTACAGAAACTTTAACATATATAATTTCTAAATCTTGAAAAGAAGCTATTTCAGTAGGACTTTTTTTATTTTTTAAATAGTTTGTAGTAATATCTTCTTTTTGTGTAGTTGTTAAATCATTTCCATCTGCAGAAATTGCAGCTATGTATACTTTATTCATATTAGCTTCTGAAGTATCACCAATATCGTATGCAGACCACACAATTGCATTTGTTATATACGCATGATCTTCTAAAACCGATATCCAATCATTAGAACCTCCACATCTATAACCTGTTTGAAAGATATTTGGTGCATGGTTTCTTATATGTTCTATATCTTCTATATTACTCGCATCAGAAATTTCTTCTGTATTATTTACATAAAGAACAATATCATTTCCATATACATCTTGTGGATCACTTTTAAAAGCTGTTATAATACTAGCATTTTGTATATTACCACTTACTCCAAGAGTTTCTGTATATTTAATTAAAACTCTTTCACCTTGAGTTAATTTTTTAGTATTAACTCCATTGCCAAACATAATCTGAACATAGCTGAAATCATTTGCATTAGAAACTTCACAATAATAGTCATTAGGGTCGTTTAGAAAATACATCTTCTTATCTTCTACATCTACACCCATGATGCTAACATTATTTAAAACAACACCATTAACATCTACTATATATACTTTAATTTCTGTATTATCTACACTATCAGAATAGATATAAACTTTTTCCTCATTACTACCTAAAGCAAAATAAGTAAAAGATTTTGGAGTACCTTGTTTTACAGTTACACTTAAATTACCTGTAGTTCCTGTACTATATACAAAATCAGCAGTAGCATATACATTTAAATCTCCATTAGTATTCTTAAATTCATCCCATTGAGATATATTAACATTATTTCCTGTATAAACATATGAATCACTAAAACTACTATCAGCAGATATTAATAAATTACCACTAGCTCCAACTTTTCTGTAAGCCGTATAATCTAAATATACTGCTTTAGTCATTAATGATTCTATTTTCTGAGCTGTTCCCCAGTTTGATTCTCTATAATAAAATTCAGCAGCATATATCATTTGATTCGCTATATAAGCAATAGGGGATAACATATTATCATATACACCGAAATAAAATGTATTAGCCCATTCTGTTTCTAAAGACAATTGTTCTTTTATTTCTGTTAATATTCCTTCATATGAAAAATCCATTTACTACCTCAACTGTTATCCGTTTATATATAATAATACATCACTAAATCTTGAATCAGATGTTGTTAAATCTACAAGTTTGTATTTTCCCCATGTCCAAGATTCTTCTTCTATGTTATATGTTAATTTTCTACCTGGAAGTGAAGGTTCTTTAAGAACAACCCAATTATATAAATTATCTTCTATACATTCTATATCTTGATATTTATAATAACTAATCTCAGGAAATTCGTCTATATAGAGTGTTGCTAAACTCGGCTTATTCGTCAAAAGACTTGTATAATATATATCTATCTTTATAGTTCTTGAACCTCTATCTGGTGTAATAACTAAATTATTCAATTCTATTAGGTTAGAAAATTTTTTATAAATTGCATTTGTAAGAGAAAATTGCATTTTTTCTAATGATCCATTTGTCATATTCTTAAATAAATTATTTTCTAAAATACCACCTTCATTAGGATCTCTAATAAAATCCCCTCTTTTAGATGTTAACCATAATATTAAAGCATTATTTAAGGAATCATCATCATGAAAATAGAATGGTGTTCCATCTGTGTGTTCTCTTCCATATATATCAAAATCTTCAAAACCCATTTATATTCCTCAATAAATTATTATATTTATTAGTAATAATGAAGTAGATATTTAGTTTTAAGATATCGAACCTAAAACGGGTAATATTCCACCTGCTGCTAAAGTTCCAGTGCATGTTGCTATAACTAGCTTTGTGGCTGTATCTAGTAAATTAGAAATTTGAGTAGCTTTTGTTGAAACATCATCTGAAGTATTTGCAAATATAGTAGTCAAAGTTGCTGAAATTGCTGGAGGTATTATGGAAACTGTAACAATTGCCGATACTTCTGGTAATATTGTTCCTGCTGGTGGAATAGTTAATAAGAAGGTTCCTGCTGTCCAAAAAAGTGTTAAACCTGCCTCAAGCTTGACTGCTGCTGTTGCTGGTGTTTCTGATGTAGTTAATCCTTTAAATGCATTCACGATACCTGTTTTATTTAATACATCAGGAGAATCACCAGATATATCCAAAGCATCATTTGCATATGTTTCATAAGCATTTGCAAAAGCATTAGCTGCATCATCTATATTATCGTATGTAGAGGACATCCAGGTTATTAAATTATCTTTGAGTACTTCTTTATTTAATGCCATTATATGTAAAAATCCTTTTAATTATTTTTAACCTTTGGTGATAGTAATGTATTTAATGTACTCTTTAAACTTGTAAAAGTAGCGGAGTTGATCGGAACACCTGATGGCCCCACTCCCGTAGGCACCGTCAATGCCAATATAGCATCTAAAAAGTCGCTTAAAAATTGTGAAGTAGTCTCACCAAGTAAGGTAGATTCTAGTGTAGTTGTTCCTCCTATAATATGAACTTCTCCATCAGGATTTATATATATACTAGAATCCCCTGCAACAATTGTTGCTTCTGTTTCGGAACTATTAATTGCAATTGAAACACCGTTTTTTAACTTAATGTATTTAATATTTGGGTATTCCCCAACCATATTATTTATTGTCTCATTATGCTCATGATATCCACGCAAAGAGACTTTATCTGAATAATACCCGTTCCTCCATTGACTTTCATCTAAAAATTCTACCCATACATAATCCCCAATTTCAGGTATATTGGAAGCCCAGTCTCTTTTTTGCATTACCCAGGGATACATATCAGCATTTATATCTTGCATTAGTGATTCTATATATATTTGAATTGCACCATTCTCAGTAGCTTCTGGAGATTTAGTTGAATCATTGTCTATTACTTTAGCTATATATTCCATTATTTCAAATTATCTAATATAAAAGTATCTATATCATCCTTTTTAGGTAATTTTAATTCTGTTTCTGGTACAATATCAAAAACATATTCGATTTTGTTCAATAGTAAAATAATATCTTCATATTCTACATCACCATAATAAGCAAATGCGATTAAATATAATTTTACTACTTCAGTTGAGCTAACCTGATGTTTATAATATCCGTTAGGGAATGTAAATTGATTCCAGTCTATAGATGAAGGATCATATAATTTTACATTATTTGTCTCATCTAATATTGTCATTACTTTATATCTCATAATTAAAACCTATCCTTCAGAGAAATACTTCCCCCACCACCAACTAAATCATCTAATCCATACGTTTTACTTTCTTTTTTTAATAGATCATCTGTTGCTGGATATAATCCGGAAATTTCTACATTTAATGTTGCCCATAATGGATATCCTGAATCAGTTTCTTCTTTTGATATAGTAGGAACTGCTTTTGTAATTAAAGCTAGTGGAAGATAAATAACACCAGGAATTCTTACTGCTATTAATCTAGAATTTCCTATTATTCCTAATTTACCATCCTGTCCTTTTTTTGTTGATTGTTTTAATGATCCTAAATTTAATCCAGGTGTTTTATATCTGGGATTTTTTTCAGTAGATTTAGGATCTTTTTGTAATATTGTTAATGATATTAAATTCATCATAGGATCATATACATCTTTTTTTGCACTTGTTTGTGTATAAAATAATAAATTTAAATTCACTCTTATAGGATCAGTTTTTTGCCATCTTTGTATACTAGAAAGATTTTGAAAATTTAAAGCACCTTCACTAATAGAACCTCCAAGTCCTGCAAGAGTAGTCATTAAATTTGTTAAATCTCCTACTAGTGGAACACTCTCAGTCATAGATGCGAATGAAGAAACTACTTCTAAATTAATATCATCCATTAGTGGGAATTCCATAATACTGGTACTATCTGGAGTAAGTTTATATTTTTGACTACTTCCTGCTGTACCAGTATCATCTCCACCTACAGTAACATACTCTATTAGTATCTTTTTAGCCATTACCTTTTACCTGTTGCTTTTCTACTTTTAGTCCATGTTTTATTAGTTTTTGAGACTACTCTTACTTTATCAGTTCTATTTTTTTCTAATAATTTATCCATTATCTTTTCAAAACTATCTGTAGTTAATCCAGATTTTTTTTGCATACTCTCAAATGTACCTATCTCTTTTCTAGTCATTTGTCCGCTATCGAACATTTTCTGCTTTTCTTCTGCATCAGCTTTCCCCCAAGCTTGCAAATCACCCATATCTATACCTTGTTTTTCTAATCGGGTCGCATTTCTTGTATATTCATCTTTATCTTCTTTAGATTTATCCATCCAATCCCATACTCCAAAAGTTCCTATACCTCCAAACCAATTGATTATATCTGATAAAGTATTTTTTATAAAATCAAATACTTTTATTATATTAGATATTACCTTTTTCCATATCCAATCTAAAACTTCTCCAATTTTTTTTAATACTGGAGATAATATTTTAATTATAGGCGCAAATATTTTTTCAAAGAACCCAAATACTTTTTTAAATACTTGTATAACAGGTTTAAAAATATCATAGAAGAAATCACCTACTTTTTTCCCTATCTTTATTATACTCTTCCATAAGAAAGATCCAAATTCTTTTATTTTCTTCCATATAATCTTCATGGTCTTTGCGAATCCTTCTTTTTTAATTGTTTTAAATAACCACACAATGAATTTAAGGGGTGCTGTTATAATTTGAAAAGCTACACCTAATATTTTACCTACCATACCTAATTTCTCCTCCAAAAATTTAGGTACATTATTTAAAAATTCGTATACCTTATCAGCATATTTCCATAATAAGACTAAAGCTCCAATAATTGCACCTACAACAACTATAATAGGAAGTAAGGGGACAATTATAGGAGCTAATGTACCTATAATGAATGCTTTTATTGTAGCAAAGAGAGGTACTAAAGCAGCCATTATAATAACACCTAATTTTTTTATTCCCTTTATTAGAAAGCTCCCAAAAGTTTTGGCATTATTTTTTAGTGCTCCTCCCAAACTTTTGGCATTATTTTTCATAAATTCACCAAAAGTTTTGGCATTATTTTTCAGAAAATCTATAGCCATTTGTTTCATGCCATTAAAAGCTAAGCCCATCTTTAACATAAATGTAGGAAATACTTTCATAGCTATCCAAAATAAAGTCTTACCAAATCCCATAAATAATTTTCCGAATAATTTAAAAACAGGTGCTACTTTCATAAATAATTTAAGGAATATACCAGCTCCTATAAAGAAAGGTATTAGTCCAGCAAGACCTTTAAAAATTTTAACTAATAACCCTTCGTCTATTATTTTTTTTTCTTTTTTTATTACCCTAAAAAGAGTACTTATTTTTTCAACTACCCAACCTAATATAGGAGACTCTTTTTTTAACTCCTTAGCCCATTCTCCTAACATTTTCCCAATAGCAGGAAATATCATCTCAATAGCTCTCATTAAAGCGTTAGGTAAAGTCTCAGTAATTAGTTTTATCATTCTTTTGAAGATAATTGGAACCCATTTACTTAATATCTTAATTAGGAACATAGCAATACTAGTAAAAATACCAATTAGAGTATCAAGTAATCCCGGAAATAAAGCCATAACAAATAAGAATTTAAGTAATTGCATTACCCAACTACCTGCTTTAGAAGCCATAGTCTTTAAAGATTTACCTACATTCTGTAACCACTTCTTTTTAACTAAAAATTTATCTATATAAGTTGTAGCTTTATTCTTTAACTTTAAAAATCTTTCCTGTCTTTTTGATATAAATCCTTTATCAGCTAATCTTCTAATCTCCTCATCCCTCTGATCAGCTTTTTGTTGTAATTCCAAACTTTGTCTCTGTCCATCTAAAGCTTCTTTCTGATACTGAGTAAGATACCCCATTTCTGATTTTAAACTTATTGCTTCAAGCTGTCCCTTAACTGCATCATTTCTATCTTCATTTGCCCATTCTGTTTCTCTTTCGAATTTACCCATTTCAAATTTTCTGACATTATCATGCCTTAGTTGTTCAGCCTTTTCATTATTTATAGTTTTATTATATAACAATTTTGAAATTTGATCATCTCTTTCACCAAATCCTTTTTGTAGTGAATATAATTCGTCCGCTCTTTTATCTTCTCTTAATCCAATATCCTCAATTAGAGATTGTAACTCTCCATGATTTCTATCTAATTCTGTTGACCATTCTGCAGCCCACTCTGTTTCTTTATCAAATCTACTCATTTCAAATTTTCTAACATTATCGTGTCTTAATTGTTCAGCTTTTCTCTGATCTATAGCTTCGTTATGTAGTAATTTTGAAATTTGATTGTCCCTTTCATTAAATTCTTTTTGTAAGGAGTATAGTTCATTTGCCTTTTCTATCTCCGCATTTCCCATCTCCTGTAAACCCTGAAGATGCTCTACATTTATCTCTTTAAATTTTGCTACTAAAGTATTTGTAGCTTCTCTTCTTAAATCATTAGCTTCATCAGAAGTAATTTTCTCACTTTTATATAGCTTACTTATATCAGTATATATAGATTTATAATCATTTTTAGAGGATAACAGATTTTTTTGTAGATCTGATTGTACAGAAAGACCTACTTTCTCATATTTCTCTGTATTACCCACAGACATATTAATAGCTTTTAAAACTTCTAAACTATCTTTTGGATAATTATCTTTAATAGGTATAGCTAATGCCATTGTTTCCTCTATTTCTTTCCAGCTTTTTTGAGTGACCCAGAGACGGCACCACTCATAGCTTTTTTATACTTCATATACTGGTCCATTCTTTTTATTAGTACATGATATTTCATATTATCTATCACTTCAGGAGAATATTTTAATTTATACTCCAAAAAGAATCGTCCCTCTTGAACGGCTTCGTAACTCGCCATCGGAACTAGTGTCCAGAGGAATAAATTCATATGGATCAAATTCTCGTTGAAGTAACCTCCCTTCAGTTTTCCCACAGAATTCACATTCGAACTCTCTCTCATCCTGAATACCGAAGTTTATATATTGTAATAGTTCATTGAACTCCAAAGTCTCTTTTCTTTTAATTTTTTTATAGAGTTCTATTTTCTCTTTGTTATCTGTAATTTCTTTATCATTGAATCCCACCACACAAAGTGCTTTAGTAGTACTAATAATATCTTTCAATTTTCTAGTCTGAATTTCTCTCATTTCTTTTTCTTTTTCTATTTCCAGTTCAGCTTTTTTAATTCCATGAGTTTTTTTCATTTCTATTTTCTTAATATCTACTGCATATTTACTATCAACAAGCTTTTGAGCTACAATAATATCCTTCATTCTGGTAAATCTAAATTTAAATTTATCTTCTCCTACCATTTGAGTAATAGGTTCTTCTATTTTTATTTTGCTTAATTCTGTATCTTTATTATAATCTACAGCATTTATTACTTCTTCTTCACTATATTTTAATTCGAGATATTTTTGAAAATCAGCTTCTGTAATTTCATCTAAATAAGGTTTAAAAAATTCTCTTAATCTCTCATCTGCTTCTAATATAGATACATAATTCATTTCTCTTAAATCTAATTTAAAGCTTTGAGGAGTTTTATTACTCTCATCTGCTTGGCAATCACATAACCATCTATGTTCATGTGTAGGAGTATTAAATTTTATCTTAATACCAACCATAGCTTCTATAAATTCTTGTGGTAACATATCTCCTATATTGTATTGATCTTTTTCCTTCATAAGATCTTGCATAATTGTTAAAAGATTTTCTACAAAATTCTCTTCATTTGACATAGTGATATCTAATACTTGTTGTCCGGTATAGTCATCAAAATGTAAGGTTCTGGGCATATCAAATCTACCTAATGTTTCAAAATTTATTTTTACAAGACCTGCTGTATTAACAAATTTATCTCCTTCTTCTTTTGTTTCTACAATTTCTTCTTCATCATCATTATGATCTACCATAACCTGTCTTCTTACTCTTCTTTCTGCTACATCTTCTGGACTTAAAAGTTTTGTTTCCTTTGTCATTTTTATATCTCCTATATTTTAAAATAATGTACTTAATTTTACATAATCTACAGTAAATGTAACTTCCATAAACCAAGGCTCTGTTTCTGCATGACCTATTGTTACATCTCCTATTTTTTTAGGTCTCATTCCCTGTATAGTAATCCATCCAGGTGAAGGAAGCCCACTTCCCATTTGTAAAAATATTTTACAATTTCTCTTAGCAAAATCTTGATCTTCTTTAAAAATATAATCATTTTTAATATCATTAAATTCTGCTACATCTTCTTGCCAATCTAATATATAATTTCTAACTATTGCCAAATCATTTTCTACAAATGTTATAGTAACTTCGTTTGCCCGTTCTACCATTTTCGCATAGGTAACTTTATCTGCACTTTCAAATTCAATTCCATCAAATCCAAAAGAAATACTTTGTAAATGTAATCTTGTAATAAGAGTATCACGTGCCAATCTTGCAGATATTTTTGCAAATTGAACAGCACCACTTCCCATAGAATTAGGGGCAAATATAATTTCAAATGTATTTTTATTTTGAGGATCAAGAAGCTCCATAAGATATTTCTGGGCTTTATTAATTTGTCCCACTGCTTCGGCTGCTGTCTTAAATCCTTCTATAACTTTTTGTGGAAATAATGCCATATATTAAAAACCTCTTATTTTACTATATTTATTAGTAAAAAATAAGAGATTTTTATTTTTAGAAGATTTTATATATGTTAAATTTTAACTAAATTCCATTGATCCGTATATAAGACCTATTGTAACTTTAGCAGGTTCTTCTGAAGTATGTTCAAATGTAGAAACTTTTAACATCTTTATTTTACAATTCTTAAATGAAATCGTCTCTATTACATTATTATTTGAATCTAATGCCTGAACTTCTATAGGAAATCTTGTAGAAGTGTCTCCTAAAGCTGTTCCTGTTAGTGGATTATAAGAAGCTTCATATGTCTTTCTTAACATCTTATAAATAGCCCAATTTTTATCAAGTCTTGCAATTAATTCAACTTCTTTAGAAGTAGTTTCTGACATATTAGTCTTAGTAATTGTCATACCTCTATATTTTATTTCATAAGTTCCCATTTCTTCTGAAGGTGGATCGATTGATTCATCTAGCCTTAGAGAAAGATTATCAACATCTCCTCCTAAAGGTAATCCATCAGGAAATAAAACTATAAATTGATTTGCAAGTTGATCATCACCTAAACCTAAAATTTTATCAATAACTACACTCATATTATTTTCCTCTCTTATTATTCTATTTATTAGTAATATGAAGAGTTAAAAATATAATTCTTCATATTACTACTTTTCAATTTCTTATATTAAACTCGCTATAACTGTATTTTGTCCAACTCTAATAAGATTTAGTATTGTAAATTCTGCATCTACTTGAGCTTTAACATATACATCTAAAACGAATTGTCTATTAGTTCTTGTTACATCAGTATTATTTGTAGTATCACAAACTACTAATGCTTCTGCTAATAATTCTTTTGCAAGAATAGGACTTAATAGTGTTTCAGTCATAGATTTAGCTTTATTTAAATGAGCAGAATCTATATTTTTAAATTCTTGTCTTTTCAATACCTGAGTAACAACTTTTTCAAGAATATAATTGTATATTCTTCTTGTTTGAATATAAGATGTATCTGAATTTGTGACTTGCATTGTCCTATTTCCATAAGCCATTACACCATAAATTTCATCAAGAATAACAGGATTTATCTGAGCTTCATCCATAAGTTGAAGTGCAGTATCATCATAATCATACTCCATTTCTATAGTTCTCCAATTAGCAATTTGTCCACCTGGATTTGAACCTTCTGTAATACCTGCAGGGGCTAATCCATCATAAGCAAATTCCATTCTAGCATAATTTTTACCTATACTACCTACATTAGAGATCCATGCAAAACTATCATTATAAGGATCGTAAATCTTTCTCCAGTTTGTGTAAAGACAAAGATTATCAGTATCTAATGCTCCTCTTGCTGTAATAGCAGCATCATAATCATTACCAAAAGGGATTACTGAAATACCTTGTGAATAGTATTGATATGATGCAATAATAGTATTAATGTAAGTTCTTCCTAAACCGTTAACATCCATAAAAGTTTTAGCTGGATATTTGTTTGGCTTCTTAAAGTAATTCCAACATCTTGAATAATCTGCTTCAACAGGAGTATTTCCTCTAGCACCACCAGCAAATGCAATTTTTGTTGTAGCTGCAAGTGATGGATCTGCGCCTGTATAAGATGCATTAACTTTAGGAACTACATAAGGATTATCATTAAAAACATCTAAGATATATAATTGTTTTCCAAAGCTATCTTTTTCTCTTGAAAGTGAATAATTATATTCTGAAAGATACACTTCATTTCCACTTTGAGTTTGGTATAATTTTAATTTATACTGAGTTCCTGAAGTAGTGATATTCACTTTTAAATCATCTACGTAAGGAGAATATGCAAAAAATGAGTGTGAAATTGTATTATCGGTATGAGTATAATTTGAAGGATCTACTCTACCTGAAGCAAAAGCTTCTACTGTTCCTGATTTTACATCTGTTCCACCCCAAAGAATTCCTGTTCCATGAGGACTTGATACCCATAAAGGTGCTTCTTGTACATATGCTAATGCTTCAAAAACTTCAGGATATGTTGCTGAAGGTGTTCCAAAATACATAAAAACGTCATTTTCTGATGTACACTTTACTGGTTTTTCTGCTCCTTTCGGTGCATTTATTAACATTGCTCCTGTTTCATTTCATGTAGGAGAAATAAAACCAGCAAGGTCTTGTTCTTGGAATTCTGATCTATAACTACCTGCCATATTAGTTTACCTCTTTATTATTTTCATTATATTCAACTTATCTATATTTATTAGTATCTGAGATCGATAAAATAATGAATTTTTTCATGTTTTTACAAAAAAGTTGTTTACTTTCTACATATATGTATTATATTTAAATTAGATAATATATAAATAAGGAGAAATAAAATGAAAAGAATTGAAAGAAAATTTATAGTAAAAAATAGTAAAGAATGTTCAATGTACACCCTACCTAATGGCAAACCAATTATAATTAACTCTTCCTCTTGTAGAAATTGTAATTACGATAAATCAATATTTGGCTATTATTTTTGTATAAAAAACAAAAATATAGATGATGTGGAAATAACAGAAGAAGAATTTAACGAAATAAAAGAAAAAGCAGAGGAATCTATCAAAGAAAAAGAATTACATACTTTAAATGATTGTGAAGATTATGTTGATATTGTTAAAATAATAGAAGATTATAAAAATAAACTTAATCTTTGTGATGAAGATTTTTATTTTGACATTAGTTGTGATTCTTGTGAATTATGTTGTTCCATAAAATTTAATGAACAAGAACAAGAATCATATATTAAAAGAGAAATTCTCTTCCTTATGTTATATAAAAAAACCAATCAAGAAAGAGAAATTGAAAAAAATAAAGAAGAATTATCATTATATAAGAAACTCAAATTTTAAAGAAAGTAAAGTATAAATATGAAGATGGTAGAGGTGAATATTTTCCTAGATCTTCTGAAGAAGAATTTTGTGATTGTATTAAAGAAGAATGTGTAGCTTATGATCCAGATTCCACAAGATCGCCTTGTAAAAATATAGTAAATTATTGAGAAGGAGAAAGAAGATGAAATATGTAACGTGTAGTACATGTGGAAAGCAAGTTAGTAATGAAGTTGAACAGGTTTTAACAGTAACTGTCTTTATTGAATGTCCTGAATGTATTGAAAAACAGTCAAAAATTATTAAAAAGGATAAATTATGTGGGGTTTTAAAAGAGCATCGAGAATTATATGCTATAAGAAAAGATGATGAACAATATTTAAATTTAATTAGCAAAATTAAAAGTATTATTGAATAAATTGTTAAAGATTTCCATATACTATATATTCTATTCTTCTTTGTAGTGTTCTTATCATCTGGTGTATTATGGTTTGTGTTTGTATTTTTATGGGGGTTTAACATGAAACACACAATAAGTATAGAAGACTTTGAAGATTGTAAATATAATTACAGAATAGCAGGGAGTCATTGTTCTAAACAAGGTATAAACAAATCTCTTGATAGAATAACAGAAATTGATAAAAATACTATGAAAGAAGTTATAAGATATGTTGTATACAATCAAAGAGAACTTGTTTTTGCAACACCTAACCTTATAGATGCAATAAATTTTTATAATGGGTGTGATTGATATGAAAAAAACTAAAACAAATTGGGTAGCAAAATCTTATACTGCTAATGTATTTTGTCCCCACTGTCACTATCTAATGACAGAATATCATCTTAAAGATATAAGAATAGAGAATGGAGAAGAATTTAAAGGTCAGATAGTGTGTTTAAATTGTAGAAAATTTTTTGAATTAGAAATAAAAAAATAAGGAGATTATAATGAAAATATCGTGCTGGGAAATAAAGTATGTGGGATTTAGCAGGAAAGAACAAAACCTTAATTGGAAAAAAGAAGCACTGGCAGGAAACAGAGTCCCTGTTATAAAAGCTTATCGTGCACAGCATTCAGCCATTAAAGTATGTAGTATGTTAAAAGCTAAAATAGCAGTAGATAACTACATGATAAAAAATGGTATTTCTTTATATCTAGGATATGAAGGAAGTGGAAAACGATCAAAAGAATTTTTAAAATTAAAATAAATTAAAATAAGGAGATTAAAGATGAAAACACTAACAATTAAAAAAATAATGAGTTTTGATCCTTGCTACTCTGAAACAGAGCTAAAACAATTATGGGAAACACAGGGATTTAAAAAACAGCAACTGTTTTAGAAATAGCAGAATCAAACCATAACCCAAATGATTTATTATGGTTGTTATTAAGACCAGAAATTATTCCAGAAATAAAACTTCATTTACTTGCTGTTCTATTTGATGAAACCGCTTTAAAAGCAGAAAGAAAAGCAGGAAGAGAACCACATCCTGATAGTTGGAAAGCATTAAAAATCAAAAAACAATGGCTGAAAAACAAAGCAACAGATGAAGAATTAGCTGCTGCTTGGTCTGCTGCTTGGTCTGCTGTTGAAAAAAAACAATTAAAACAAGTTATCAAAGTATTAAGAATACAAAAAGATAAAAGAACTAATAAGGAATAAAAAGAAAGTTTGTATAAAATGTAAGAAAGAATTATTATTTGCTAATTTATTGCCTATTATTTAACTTTAATTAACATGATTAAGGAAATAGTAGAATAAATTGTTAATGTATTTAAAGGAGAAATGAGATGATAAGTAGTTATAATGAAGATAAAAAGTGTTTAGTCTGTAATACTTGGTTTAATGGTTTTGGAGATACTTGTACTATTTGTAAATATAAAAAAATTGTAAATGAAATTATTCTTGATTTAAGTGATCGTAGAGGGTTAGGAAATGAATGGGATCAAATAGATGAGGATATTCAAGAAGAAATTAAAGAAACTTGGGTTGGTATAATAAAATACAATTTAATAAAATAAAATATTAAAGGTTTCCATATAAAATACAGATAGTATAAATATAGAGAGTGAAAATGAAATCAACTGGAGGTTTCATTATGAAAAACAAAAAATGTTGTGTATGTGGTATTAAAGTAAAGAGAGATAATAATGGATTATTTTTACAAGAAACTTTTTTCACATTAGATGAAGATAAAAAAATAAAGGAGATTTTAAAAGAAAAAAAGAAATTATGTATTGATTGTAAAAAAGAAATGCTATTTGCTAACATTCTATCAATTGTTTAACCTCTTTTTATTTTAAAAGCCTATAGAAAATTAATTCTATAGGTTTCTTTTTTTAAATCTTTCTATAATTTCTTCTAATTCTTTATTTTCTATAATACCCTCAAACCATTCTTTTTGTCCTTTTACTAAACAAGACTTATACCATAATTTTTTTAATTCATTCTGTACATAAATATCAAAATTTTTATTAGGAACTTCCCAATAACCAGATACTTTTATATCTGGATTATGAGAGATATATTGTCTTATTCTTTTCCTTGGATTTTGTTGACTTGTATACCCTATTTTAAATAAGATATTTTCTTTATTACGTACTAAATATAAATAATGTTTCTTCATTATTTATTAGTAATATTTTAATTTTACGTTCTTATCAATATAATATCAATATACTGTTCCCATTCTTCCATAACCATGTCTCTTAATTCATCTGCTTTAGTTTTCAACTCATCTGTATTGATATTAATATCAAGAGTTGAATCTTGTATAATTGAGGATGTGTCTGCTAAATGTCTTAATAGATAGTACTGACATAATTTTATAACATTCATATTTTGTGCAAATTTAACTTCAGCAAAATCAAGACTATACTTTGCCCATTCAATATATACTTTACCCGTTATATTAGAATACGCAACTATATTTTTATTATCCTCATCAACCCTTATCCTCATAACCTGATTATATTTTGTAGTTGCTTGTCTTGATTGATATTGAGTAAAATTGGCTTGTATTAATGCACTTGGATTATATCCTTTAATTCCGTAAAGACCTCTTCCTGCACTACCATAACCTCCACCACTATATTGATTAAATTTTACTAAATCCCAAAATGAAGATCCACTTGAAGTTGCCGAACTATATTTATCTACAATTCTAGCATCAGTAGCACCAAAAGTATAATCATCTGGAAAAGCTATTGTTAATTCCGCACCAGAAGAAATATCTTCTGTATATATTGCTTTTTTAGGGAATTTTTTAAAATATTCTAATAGGGCTGGATATACACAATATGATTTTATCTCATCATCATTTAATAATAATTCATCTGCAGTAGGATATGCTAAAGCTGCCTTAATTAATTTTAAATTCCCTGCACTTATTGTAACACTACCAGGATCTGCCATTTTATTTCACTCCGAAAAAGTTAAATTTTTCTGCTAACCATACAAGAATTCCCATTAGAACATATGCTCCTCCTGAAATTGTATAAATTTTTAATTTAAATTTATTTAAACTATCTATATAATCTTCCGAACATTTCATTCTATCCTTTATTCCAGTATCTTTATTATTAATATCTGAATCTATTATATCTACTGTATGTTTCATATTATCTAATATAGATTCAATCCTTTTCACTGATCCGTGTATCCCATTATCTTTATTTACACCCATAACAACAGTTTCAATAACAGTCATTCTATCAAGTACTGTTCCTAGAATTGTTTTTATCTCCCTAGAGTCAACACTTCTTTCTTTTAATTCTTCAAGTATTTTAATTTCTAATGTTCGCTCAGTCATTCTTTTCCTCACTTCAGCCTAAAAGTTATTTTCTTGTTTCTATTTTACAACCTGCACTAATTCTAAAATGTAATAATCCATTCATACTATCATTTATAATAAATCTCAAAGTATCATCATTTTCAGCTTTTAATACTAAAGGTTCTGTAAATTCTGCAACAGTAGTTATCCAAGTATTTGTTCCGTCACTTCCTTGTCCTGAAACTCTTGTTCCTGCTAATTGTAAAAAATCTAATATAGTTTTTAAAAGTTCATCTTGTTTTTTACCCTTTTTCGAATATAAATTAATTCTTACTTCAAACCCATTCCATTCTATATCCCAATCCCCTGTTTTAGTATCATAGCTATTCACTTTAAAAAGTTTTTTAATTTGTCCTACTACTTTTTTTCCAGATTGAGTATCGTTTAAAAAATGACCTCCTGGTTTTTTTGTATTTATAAGCTTCTCTAAATTTTCTTACATATCTTTCCATATTATTCTACCTCTTTTTTATAATAAAATCCTCTACCCTTTTCACCCCAAGGCATATAAACAATTTCATAACCTTTTTTATCAGGAAACGCATTCCATGCCTTTTTTTGTACTGCCTTTGATTTTGCCTCTTTTGGAGTTTGTAATCGGATAAAAATAATATCTTTATCTTCTCTAAATTTTCTTACATATCTTTTCATGTTATTCTACCTCTGTTTTTTCTATCATAGTATCTGTTAAAATAGCTAAATGTAAATTCATAATCTTTAATTCTTGAATGATACTATATAAAAGCATTGTTGTATCGTCTTGTAATGCTTTCTGATCATCACTTTTATCACCTAAATCATCAAGATTATCTGTATAATCTGTATCTATTTTATTTAGTTTTAAACCCATCTTATCTCATATCCTATATAATTAATAAAATCAATTCTCAAATCTGAAGTTGCAGTACCACTTTCTTTCTTAATTAAAAAATATTTACATCTATTTAAGATAGTGTTATCTTCTAAAGTTGTACTATTAGGAAAGAATATAAAGTCATAATTTGTGTTATCTGTTGTATAATCAGCATATTCATTGTCATTAGCCATAAAATTATATTCTATATCACATCCAGTCAAATTTATAGCTTGCATTTCTTTCGGATATACAACACCACTTACCAAACCTTTTGCAATTGTAGTCTGATATAATGTCATATAAGTATCAATTATAATTGTTCCACTATTATTTAATTGATCTGCTGTTACTGTTACTTGTTTATTCTTCATATAATTATTAGTAATTTTTTTAATGAAAAAAGCCTATTTACGTAAAAATAGACTTTTTAAAATAGAGTATATTATAATTTATCTATATTTTCATCCATTTAACTCCATTAGATTTATATAAAGTAGATCCTGTAAGTCCTCCGTATACAATAGCTTTTCTATCTGGATGTAAATTAACTTTAGGTAACTCTTTTTTATCAAATACTTCTATAAATTGACTTTCACAAACTTTTTCCATTAATCTTATTTCAGATTGATTTATCATTTCCGAAATATTTGCTATAATTGCGTCTTCTATAATATAAATTTTATCAAGAATCATTTCTCTATTAGATTTTATAATTTCTATAATATCATTATAAATCTTAGGTAATGATTCATCTTCAATATCTTTAACGATATTCAATATAACTTGGATATTATCAAAATCAATTCCATCCAATTTATTAAGCTTATCTAATTCCTGAAGTTTCTCAATATTAGCCAAATCCTTAAGCTTATCAAGATCTTGTAACTTATCAAGGGATTCTAATGCTTCAAGTTTCTTTAATATATCAAGGTTTTGTAAATTCTCTAATTCTTTTAAGCTATCCAATTTTCTTAAATCAATAAGAAAAGCATCAAGTACAGATTTCACAGAATTTAATTCTTTATTTACAGATGAATTAATAATAAAATCAAACTTATCTACTATTTTTTCTTTAGATTCTCTTACAGTTCTACTTAATAACTCAGTATCATTGACATTATTAAGACCTATAAGCTTAACTTCTGTAATTAGAGATTGAAGAATATCAGTTAAAACTTCTGTAGAATTTCTAATGTCTTCTTTATTTTCTAATATAATTTCTTTAGGAGATAAGTCATTCTTTCTGACAAAATCTTCTAATATAATCATCTTCTCATCTACTAATTTAGTGATAAGTTTCTTAAACAAATCACCATAATTATGAGTTACTTCTATTCCATTTGTCATACATATATCTCCCTAACGTATTTTTATTTCTATTGAATTTCTAGAGTATATATAATACCATTACTACTAAATTCAGCTCTCCGTTCTCCAAGATCGATAATTTGTGGTATTCCTTCTCCATATTCAAGACTATTAAATTTATTATCTTTAACTATAAATTTAGTTGAAGTATTTCCTAATATCAACTTTCCTACAACAATTGCAAAATTTCTACCCGACTCCATAAATGCTCTACATTTTCTTCCCTCATTAGCTTGAAGAAACATTTTAAAATCATGAGCGTCAAATGAAGATCTACCTTCTTTAATTTGTATATTGTACTTTTTCATTTAATATTCCTCTTTTTATTTACTTTACCTACTACTTCTAGGATAATAAGTTGCTAATTGAACTTCTAATGCTACAGAAGGAGCACCACCTTCTTCATTTTTTACTACTAAATATTCTGGTGTTGGTAATGGATGAATCTCATTAAAAGAGATGGTATCAGAATCTATTACACTTATTAAACCAAAATCAGCATCACTTGCTATATACTCATCTAATTCATCATCATTTGATAGTACATTAAATGCTAAATCTTTTCCTGAAGAGTTTATTATTGATATTCTTCTAGGAAATCTAACTACTGTTTTTGTATTTTGTTGATCTCCAGAAGTTACTACTGTATTCATTTTACAATCAACTATCTTTACAGCTCCGGCACAATCTATAGTCCATGTATCATCTACAGTTAACTTACCTAATCCTCCAACATCTGTAAAAGTTGCTGTTAATCCTACAGTTCCTACATTTAGAGGAGATCCAAAACTTATAGCACCACTTGTATCTAAATCTTTATCTGTTCCAAAATCACAAGTTACTCCATAAGAAGCTTCAGTCAAAGAAGTTAATGTATATACTGCGCTAAAATTCTGACCTGCATATGTTCCCCCTTTCGCTACTGTTGTATTTCCTGAATTACTGGCTCCTGCTTCTGCAGCTGAAACTACTCCTGATGTTAAATCTTCTATCGATAAAGTTACAATCTTATTTCTCATTTATAATACCTCAATTTCTATTTACATATTTATATTTATTAGTAAAAAAAGATCAGAAAAATCATTTAGAAAGTACTTCTTATACCAGAAAGAGCATTTTCAAGGTTTTTTGAAGGTAATTGTATGTTCTCCACAACATTATATCTACTATCCTCATCTTCATATATAGTAATTGGAATAATATCACTATTTGACATATCATATACTACTCCGGCAACACTATCTGAACAATCTTTATCATTAATACCTGCTTGAGATTCATCCCAATTACCAAAATATTTATGTTCAGTTGATCCTTTTATATGATCTATTTTTTCTTTACCTTTACTATTTGTTTCTAATATAAGACTTAAAAGATTATTCTTTAAAAATATATTCTTACCTACTTTTATAGTCTCATCAAACAAGCAGTTTACAAGAAATAGATAAGGATCAATTGTTCTATCAACAGATAATACAGAAGCTTCTATACCATTTCTTAATAACGCCTGTTTAAATTGAGCATTTTGAAATGTATCTGATGTAAAATATTTTATAAAGACATTTCCTTCATACTTTAAATCTGATATAAAATGTTCAATTGCAGCTAAATTTATACCTGCTTTACCAGGACCTATACAAAAAGCAAAATCTAATACATATATAGTCTTTTCTAATACTTTACTTCTCTCTTTATGACCCATAGAAATACCTACTAAATCTCCATGAGCACTCATAGCGGGATCTACATGAACCCATTTTGGTTCTCTAGCAGCTCTTTTTATCTTATATTTACCCTCAATTGTTTTTATAAAGAATTTAGTTTTTATCATATTCCATAATATCTTTTCCGGATTTTCCATAGAATCTGCTGTAATAACACCTTCAATATTTGTTAAATTTTCATTATTAAATAAATTTTCTATTAATACATAATCTTGTATAAGTCTATTCTCTCTCTGTGTAGGAAGACCTGCTATATCCTTGATAGATTTGATTATATTCTTTTCAAATTCAAGTTTAACGTCAATAGGTACATCAATAAGGAGACTCTTATTTATATCCTTTAATTGATTATCATTTGTTATTATTTGAGGTGGGGTAACTCCATCTCCTGTACATACTTTAAACGTTTCTCCTGTTTCTACCCACTTAGGAAACAAATATGGTCTAGCATTCCATCTACTTCTACTTCTAAAATATACTCTTTCTTGTTTCTGTAATTCATTTAAAATATATTTCTCAATTGGATTCTCTATATCATTAGCAGAAGAATCTAAATATACCATACCTAAATAATTTCCACCTACAGTAGCTTTAATACGATCAAGTCCATCTGTATATAGTTGAAAAATATCTGCATGAGAAACTCCTGCTTGTTGAATAAAGAAGTTAATTTCAGATACTGAAAGGAATAATAAATCTGCTCCTATAAAATCTAAAAAAGCGACTCCTATATTTAATGATAATCTAGACTCTAAAGTAAGTTTACCAAACGTAGCTGCTTTGGACCAAATTATTGTGTCTAACCCCTCCTCATGTTGCTTTATCGCTACTTGATCTTGTCTATCTACTCTTTTAAATCTGGGACTCATCATAAGCATATCATATATAGGTTTAAGTAAAAGTTGATTAACTTTCTCCGCCACAAAAGACATAATATATATAGATAGATTGGTTGTAGGGGCTAAACCATAATATAACTGAGGGTGTCTTAAACAATGTACAAATATAATAATATAATGTATTAACATTCTATTTAAAAAACTTTTACCTGTATTATGTGTTACGGTAAAATCTTCTAATAAATATCTTTGATTACCATCTAGA